TTGTTGGTAATATGAATGACGATGATGTTGAAGCATACGTGCAACGTGTGGCTAACAAGTTCAAAAGAGAACAAATTGTAGACAGTAAGACAGGTAACGTAGACATGAGATTCAACCAAATGGCTGTTGACCAAGACTACTTTGTTCCTGTAAGAGACCCAGCAGCACCAAGTCCTATTGATACATTACCAGGTGCTACTAACCTATCTGAGATTGCGGATATCGAATATATTCAAAAGAAATTGTTAACAGCACTTCGTGTTCCAAAGGCATTCTTAGGATTTGAAGAAGTTGTTGGTGATGGTAAAAATTTATCTCTTCAAGATATTAGATTCGCGAGAACAATTAATAGGATTCAAAAAAGTATGTTGCAAGAATTAAATAAAATTGCAATTATCCATTTATTCCTATTAGGTTTTGAAGATGAGTTATCAAACTTTACTTTGGGTCTCACAAACCCATCTACACAAGCCGACCTATTAAAAATAGATGTTTGGAAAGAAAAAGTATTATTATACAAAGATTTAGTTGCAGACCCAGGAAATGGTATTCAAGCAACTTCATCTACATGGGCTAAGAAACATATTTTTGGTTGGTCTGATGAAGAAGTTAAGCTTGACCTACAACAACAAAGAATTGAAAGAGCTGTTGGTGAAGAATTGAAAGCAACTGCAACAGTCATCACTAAGACAGGATTCTTCGATAATATCGACAAACTTTACGGAACAACAACAGGAACCACAACAACACAAGGGGCTGGAACAGAAACTGAAAGTCCATTACCATCATTTGGAGGAGGAAGTGAACCATCTGGACTACCTGAACCAGCAGGTGGAGAATTAGGAGGAGGTGAAACTCCACCACCGGCAGAAGCGGGAGGAGGTGAAGCTGAGGTGACACCTGAATCGAAAATGAAGGACTTCAATATTTTAATTGAAAATAACATGATTGAGGGCGATGAATTCCTCGATTTAGGAAAAGCTAGAGAATCTTTAGGAGAAATTTCGAAAGAATTGGATAAGTTATTAAATTCATAATATTTATATTCAAATACCAAAAAATGACTTTCGGACAAGTAAAATCCATTATTGAAAAAAATCTTATTGAATCGTATAGAAACGAGAAAGAATTTAAAAAATCTTTAAGAGAATTTAAAGAAAATGTTCTCAACAGTAAGTCGTTGTCCAAGGTTTATAACTTGTATGACCAACTATCAACTTCTCAAGGTCTTAGCGCTTCTGATGCGAACGAATATCTTAATGAAGGTATTAGTCTTATTCAAAGATTATTACCAACAATTAAAATGCCAAAAAGTATATCTGAAAGTAATTCAAATTTATACTCAGATATTGACACTTTAGTTTATATAAACAAACTTAATATCCACGAAAGATTACAATCTAGAAAAAACATTATTAAAGTTTTGACTTCAGAAAACAAAATTGTAAAAGAGTCAATACAAATTCCAATCAGCACAATGGTGAAAATAGCGAATCAAACTTTGGAGAATTATGTGGATACAATGGACGAACAATCTAAGAAAACATTTATTGAAATTCTTAAATCTGATGGTGAAAATCTGAAAGAAGATTTTTCTGTATTAAAAGAAAAAACTATCGAAAAATTGAATTTGATTCTTGATGAACAAAAAGAAAATGATGTTATTGAAAAAATAACTGAAACAATTACCAAATTGAAAGCAGAAGAATTTAATCAAATTAACTATGTAAAATTAGTTAATTTAGAAAAGAATTTATAATTCGTTAACTTTTCTTTGTTTGTAGATTGCTTTCAACTTTTGAGCTCTTTTCTCAACAGATTTTTTTGTGAACTCTTTTCTATTCATCAATTGTTGATTCTGTTTAGTTTTAATAACTTTAGACTTTAAGGTCTTGAGAGCTTTCTCTATGTTTTCGTTGTTTTTAATTTCTATAATTAGCATATTCAGAAATAAATATTATTGGTTTTTATAATTTTTTGACATTGAGTTTTATATGTCTTATTTTTATTAAAATAAACTTTAATAACATGAAATTTAATGAAAAAAGGAAAAAGTGTAAAGTTGAATCTTTACAGTCCAATTAAATCAGTATATGGAACTGTCGATTCGAAAAATTTAAAATCAATTTACATTAACATCCAATCTTGGGTATGTCCCAAAAAAGACCACGATAACTGGCATAGGGTCGTATGTAATCTTAATCGTGAAATAAAACATTCAGTATTTAATTCAATATCACAAACAGTTTTTATGGATAAAAGCATTGTTGATTTAGATTTAAGAACGAGTGGGATATCAGTAGGAAAAAAATCTTTTTTTAATTTAGAAGTAAATTTATACACGAATGAAGAATTAGACTTCAAATCTCAGGAATTAAAAGACTCGGTTAAAAGAATCGTTAAAAACATTTTTACAAATAACCTTACAAACAATTCTTATTTTGACTTTTATAAAACCAAAAAGTAAAATAACAACTAAACTTACTCAATCAGTATATTTATTTCTAAAAGAGTTATGAAGAAATTAAGAATTCTCGAGGCAAATGAATCAGGTCATGGGATTTTGATTGAAATGGATGCGGGTTACGTGTCCCCTCGTGAAGATATGAATGCCGCTTTTTTGAGAGAGGCTGTCAAAATGGACTATAAAAATCCTTTTGAATTTTACGCTGTTCTACAAAAATATGATACTCCTAACAGAAATGGTAGATTCTATCCTGAAAGAATACTCAAGAGAGAAGCTGAAAGATATAAGAAGATGATTGCTAAAGGTTTATCAACTTCAGAATTAAACCATCCAGAATCTTCTTTAATTGACCTCGATAGAGTTTCACACATAATAACAGACGTATGGTGGGATAAAAATATATTGATGGGTAAATTGAAATTACTCACTTCACCAGGTTTCCATGAAAGAGGTATTGTTTCAACAAAAGGTGACCAAGCGGCTAATCTAATGAGACAAGGAGTTACTATGGGTGTTTCATCAAGAGGTGTGGGTTCCTTAAAAAAGGTTGGAGAAAGAAATGAGGTTCAAGATGATTTCGAGTTAATTTGTTTTGACTTAGTGTCTTCACCTTCAACACCAGGTGCATATCTTTTCTCAGATGTAAATGAAAGAGAAAAATACGAAGAAAATCTTGAAGAAGAAAAGAAAGTTTCTCAACCTGAAAAGAATTTAGACAAGTCTATTGATTTGATGAAAAAACTTACCGATTTTTTGGGTAAATAAAAATTAAAATTATGGACGAAAAGTATTTTGTTGCAAAAATCACCTATGACCTTCCTGATGAAAACTCTGGGAAAATTAAAAAAATCAGAGAAGAAAAATTAGTAAAAGGTTTTTCAGTAACTGATGTTGAAGCGAAGGTTACAAAAAAATATGAAGGATTCTCACACGATTGGAGAATTACCTCAGTTTCAGAGAGTAAAATCGATGAAGTAATTGATTAAAAATCTAAAGTGGTCCTAACGACCACTTTTTTTATTTTATGGGACTATTTATAATAAACTTTTTAAAATGATTTTTATTATAAATTACAGAGACCAAAGTTCCACACTTTTAAGTGCAACTACGTGGTCAGAAGCTACTGCATATGCCGAGGGAACAGGAAAACAAATCGGTTCTATCAATGAACCTGTAAACCCAATTTTGGTTTTAAATTCACCTCTAACTGACAATTTTTATCAAATAACTTTGAAGAACACAACTACAGGTGCTCTCACACTCTATTTTGTATTTGAAGAAGATTATCAATCTTTGAATACTTGGATTGAGTCTCAAACATCTATGGAGCTTTCAAATCTACAAAATCTTCAAAGAAATTACGTTTTACTATAGGTGAAATAATACTTTTTTCTTAATTGACACTATTTATAAGTTAAATTAAACAATTTTTCTATGCAAGAAAATAAAGACGTAGTACAAGAGGCACTAATTCGAATGAAACAAGTCGAAGATGTAATCGCCGAAAATGCAAAAGGAATACTTGCTTCAACTATGAAGGAAGAAATCAATCAATTAGTAAAAGAATCTCTATCTGAACAAGATGAAGACGAGGTTGAATTAGATGTAGACATGGACGATGACACTGAAGAAGTGGGTATGGACATGGATATTGATAACGAAGACGAAGTCGAAATGGATATGAACTTAGACATGACTGACATGGATTCAGAATCTCCTATTGATTTAACAAACGCTTCTGACGAAGAAATTCTAAAAGTTTTCAAAGCTATGGGTGAAGAAGACGGTATCATTGTAAAGAAGGATGGCGAAGACATTCATCTTACTGATAACAATTCTGACAACGAATACTTAGTAAAACTTGGTGAATCTATGGAAGAAGAAATGGACGAACAAGAAGAGGAAATGGATGAAGAAGAAGAGGAAATGGACGAATCATCTCATTGGGGTGGTAAAAAAGGTGACATTTCTAAATCTCGTAAAGACTACATGGAAGAAGACGAAGATGTAGATGCAGTTATTGAAAAGTTATTCTCATCTGATTCAGATGACAACGAAGGCATGGATGTTGACGTTGAAGATGAAGATGAAGAGATTATGTATGAAATCGAATTTGACGAACAAGACGATGACGACATGGAAATGGACGACGACATGGAAGATGTTGACGGCATGGAAATGGACGAGCAAGAAGAAGAAATGGACGAGCAAAATTGGGAAGAAAGCTTAGATGAGGCTTACAGTCACAAGAAAGCACCAGGGGTTAAAGGTAGTGGACCTAAATTCTCTTATAACAAATCTGCTAAAGGTGGATTTAAAGAAGATAAGAAAGAAGGACCGAAATCTGTAGGAACTGGTAAAGCTAAGTTTGAATACAAGAAAGGCGCGAACATGGAAGGAAAGTCTAAAGTAGTTAAAGCTGAAACGAAAGAAGGTAAATTCGGAGGCAACAAAGGAGACGATTCTCGTTCTAAAAGAGACTACGAACAAAAGTTTGGTGGCAACAAAGGTGACAAATCTAAAACTCATAGTGGAAAAGATTATGAGAAGACTGAAACTAAAGAAGCTGCAAGAACTTATGGTATGGGTTCTAAAGAAGGAAGAGGTCTTAGAAAAGGCATCACTAATAACAGAAACTATGTTTATGGTAAAAATGGTGTAAAAGTTGAATCTCTTGAATCAGAAGTTAGTATGTTGAGAGAAAAGAACGAAGAGTATAGAAAAGCATTAAATGTGTTTAGAGAAAAATTAAATGAAGTAGCAATCTTCAACTCTAATTTAGCATATGCAACTAGACTTTTCACTGAACATTCAACAACTAAAAAAGAAAAAATAAATATCCTGAGAAGATTTGACGGAGTAGAAACACTTAAAGAGTCTAAAAATCTCTATAAGTCTATCAAAGACGAATTAGGTCAGGTTGATTCAAAATCAATTAACGAATCAGTTGGAAATAAAATAAACAATACAGTTTCAACAGGTTCATCTACAACATTGATTGAATCAAAAACGTATGAAAATCCACAATTCTTAAGAATGAAGGATTTGATGACAAAAATTAAATAAACAAAATAAAACAAAACAAATATTTTAAAATGGGAGCATTATTAGAATCAGGTCTTGTTGGTAACATCGGTCTTAAGCACCTTAAAGTTATCAAAGAAGACACAATCGGCAAATGGGACAAATTAGGATTCTTAGAGGGTCTTAAAGGTCACATGAGAGAGAACGTAGCTCAACTTTACGAAAACCAAGCGTCATACCTTATCAACGAAGCTTCAACAACTTCAGATACAGGTGCTTTCGAAACTGTGGTTTTCCCTATCGTTAGAAGAGTTTTCTCTAAATTATTAGCAAACGATATCGTATCAGTACAAGCTATGAACTTACCAATCGGTAAATTATTCTACTTCGTACCTAACATTCAGAATTATGAAACAGGTGGTGACCCAACTTCAGATACTGGTATCCATTACGCACCTTATGGAGCACCTAATGGACCTGCATCTCCAAACGCTGGATATAACTACAACACTGGTAGAACATTGTATGACAAGTTCTATGAGGGTGAAGAACCAGCATTAGACCCACCAGGTTTATATGACTATTCTAAAGGTCAGTTCTCAGCTGTAACAGGTTCTGCAGTAACTGCACAATGGAATAACGTTACATTAAATCTTGACCCAGCGGCTTATGCAACTGCTGACTACAGAAAAGTATTACTTATTATGTCAGGTTTTGCATCTGCAGGTGGTGGTAAATTAATTGGACCTGATGGTAACCCAATTGACAACGAATCTTTCTTGTCTGATTTAACTATCTATGGTCAAGGAACTAACCCTACAACTGCAAGTGGTGGTCCTTACTTATTTAGAGTTGTAACTCAAAGATATGGTAAAGGTATCGTTCAATACGGTAACAACAACGCACAATTAGATTTCCCAACTTCTAGAACAGGTGGTGGTCAATACGACGACATCTGTGACGTAGATGGTCAAATCTATCTTGAAGTAGACCTTCAGGTTCCTGCATGTATCTCTTGCGGTGGTTCAATCGACGGTTACACAGGTTCAACGTTCTCTTCTACAACAGCAATAAACCAAGCGTTTATCCCTGTTTACAGAATTTACAAGAACTTAGAATTCGAAGATAGAATTGGTGAGGTATCATTCGACCTTCAATCAGTAACAGTTTCTGTAACTGAAAGAAAATTAAGAGCACAATGGTCTCCAGAAATGGCACAAGACGTTGCGGCATTCCACAACATCGATGCTGAAGCT